CTTTACGGCATTTTGCGATAGCTCCTCCAGCATAAGCACTTGGAAAAACTTTAAATCTTGCTTTTACTTTGCGATAACATGCGTCTTTTGGCACTTCTTAACTCCTCTAATCCACTGACCTTATAACAAGTACAAGTCCATCTTTTCTTTTTACACTTTAAGCAGTACTTAACAGGACTTCCTCTGAATATTTTTTGTTTTTTGTTTTCGTTTTGTCTTTCGTTTTTTATTTCCATTTGAGACTGAGTTTTTTATCTGTTTGCTCATCGAGCCCCTTGACATAACCATCTTGTTTTCTCCTAATAAAATCTTCCCATAAAGGTTTTATCATCTTGTGATTTTCAGATACTTTTTCTGCCATAATAGCTGTTCTTTTATCAACCTCAATCAAAGTAGATACAGACCAGCCAATCGCACCTGCAAATAAAACTATCATTACACCAGTTGAAATCTCTTTAGTATTCATTAGCACTTCCACCTTCTTCTAGCTTGTCTTAATCTACTATTAGGATTCTTTGCAGCTTTAGGAAATTGTTTCATTTGCCCCGCTGATCGTGCACAATATGACTTACGTCTCTTTGCAGCAGTGCTACCTTTTTTTACTTTACCAGTAACTGCTGTTTTTAGTTTACTTCCAGGGTTATCTCTACGATATTTTTCGACACCCTTTTTAGTCATTCCCGCCCCACTTTTAGTAGAGCGGAAATACTTTTTAGTTTTAGGTGGCTGTTTGTCTGCTTTTCTAGCCATGTGTCACCTATGCGTGAAAGATAGTCATCATGTCCACTGTGCCAATAGTGTATTGTAAAACAATTCCTGTACTAAATAAAACACCATTCTGTGGAATAGTTCTATCAATAGTTGTGTTATCCGTACCGATTGTTCTTGATTTCAAAAGAATAGTACCATCTTCTGGAGCACCATCATAGAAATTTACAACACCTGCTGTACCACCAGAAACGATTGAAAATCCTTTTAATCGTCCTCTGCTTGCTACTCCGAGTACTGCTTGTGCAGCTAATGTACCAGAACCAACTGATGCATTAGCGGCATATTGAGCAGAACATGTTGCACTTGTTATTGTTTTAAATAACTTAGTTCCTGCAACTGTCTCGGCAGAGCCAGTGGAAGTGATAACTTCAGTTAAGGCATCACCAAAAACATCCGTTCCAACAACAGTAACTGTTTTTGCATTATCTCCAGTTCCTGATGTTGTTACCGTGACGTTTCTTGCTCCACCAGAAGCAAACGAAGAATTTGCTATGGTAAAGGCGGTGTCTGGTCTAGCAGCAGCGGCTACAAAAGTAGTAGATGCAGCTACCTCATCACTAATCGTAATGACACTTACATCTGATATTGATCCTGCCATGTTATTCTCCTATTAAGCTTCGTAGCCCATTAACTCAATAAATAACTTACCAGCACTGTAATCTGCATCTGTTGCAGCACCTGTGGTTAGATATAAGAATTGATCTGCGGCTGGAACGCCAGTAAAGTAAACTTTACTTCCAGTTGTTGCGTCACCTGCGTTTACCAATAGTGTCTCTGTTAGATCACCAATAGCTCCGTCCTCAACACCAGTACCTTCTGTAGCAGAGTGTACGTTAATATCTGGATCACCACCTGCTGGTGCTTCAAAACATTCCATGCTACCAGTTAAGATAGTTCCGTTTTGTGCAGCAGTTATCTGACCAATGTGACAAACCAATGCAGTTCCATTAACACCAATGATGTCACCAGAACCAGTTGATCTTAAACCAGTTAAGTCAATTAGAATTCTTGTTGTGATAATTCCACCAACTCTTTGAACAGCAGTTCTATATATAGTTCCAGAACCAGTTGTTATACCAGTACCTGCTTCTACTGAAAGCGTATTAGCATCTAATGAGGCAAACCCACTTGAGTTAATGCTTGATTGTGTAGTAATTGCTCCAGTAGTAGCGTCTTTACTTATTGTAGTAAATCCACCTTCTGATCGGACTGGACCCGAAAAAGTTGTATTAGCCATATCAATCTCCTTGTCTTGGCAAATGTCAGTCGCACCATGCAACTGTCAAGGTTTAGTTTATTATACACAAAAAAGGGCAGTATGTAACTGCCCTTTCTTTAAAGTTTTAATTAAGCTTACGCTCCTGGTGAACCAAACACGGCACGAGGATCAGAGAAACCAAAAGAATATCTTTCTCTTGCTTTATATCTCATGTTTCCTGTCTCAAAGTCTGGATCCATCGCAGTAGCTAAAGACATTCTTTCGAAGTGCTTTAGACCATTCGGTGCATCTGTCTTAATGAAGAAAGCATCTGTATCAGTCAAGAAGTCATTGACCACATAACCATTTGGTAACATGCCCATTGACTGCACAGCGTTGACATCGTTGTCTGCTGTTCCTGGTCTCATATTAGAAGCCATCAATCTTTCTGCTACAAATTGTAACTGACGAGGGATAATTAACTTCATGCCTCTTAAAGCAATGATTAATCCTCTCTCATCTGTAAAACCTGCAATATTGATTAATGCATCTTCTAAAGATGTTTCGTTAAGATCTGCTGCTGCAACATTGTCTAGAGTTCCACCATTTGTTAATGGGTGATCTGCTACACATAATGCTTTTCCGTCACCACCAGTTACAGTTGTGTCGAATGCATTATTTAATACACCTGCTGCTTTTACTTGCTTAGTATGTGCCATAGATCTTGCAAGTGCTCTTGTGTAACGAGAAGAGATTTTGTCATAAAGGTTATCCTCTACGGCTTCTTCTGTTATTGAGAACGCCATTGCAACTGTCTCATGGTTATACCTTGCAGTATAAGCCTCATTTGCATCGTCAAATGTCACTGCGTTACCTTCCGACTTAGTCGGTGCAGCTCCAAATCCACTCAACATTACTTCTTCTTCAAACGCTCTGTCAGATGACTCGGTGTCAAAGATTTCTGAATGTTGACCTTCATACCTATTATACTCCATACCAAAGAGGGCGTTTAAACCCGGCTCTAATTCCTTGGCGAGTTGTGCTCTTGAAATTGCCATAGTTAAGACTCCTTATGATATAGCAGCATCAGCATCACCACTAGAAGCGGCAAATACATGATTGTTGAGTTTAACGATATAAGAGATACCTGCGGCAGAGTGATCAGCGTTAGTCACATCTTCATGAATACCCACAATCATTAATGGGTTTGAAGGATCTGATGCTTCAGCTGTTGATATATCAATCATAGCATCGGAAAGACCAGTTGTGGTATTTCCAGCAGTAGCAGTAGCTAACTGTGCTGTTTTGAATATATCTGCTTTTGCAGTTGCTCTATTAGTGTTAGTCCCATCTGATGCAATAATAAATTTTTGCATTGGATTGTCATAGACAAAACACTTTATATCGTGGTTAGTATCGGCAGTACCTGACCCTGCCCATGTGTTTTTAAAGGTTAATTTACCTGTTGACGCATCAACGTATTCACATCCAGCAAAAACACCAAGGAGTTGTTTACCATCTCCATCGGCACTTGTTATGATTGCTGCGGTTCCACCTGTCAACTCGACTTCAACTGGAGAACCCTGGAAAATCGCTGAAGCATCGCTTTTGATAAAATACTGACTAGTAGAATTGATGCCACCACCAATAACACTAATCGGCTTTAACCCAAACTTTACGTTTACATTAGCCATTTATTTAGCTCCTTATAGCTTCATTATAGTTACTCGGTTGGTTTTGCTTTACCACCGAAAGATACACGACTTTGCCTCTCATTACTGATTGGCATCGAGGGATGTTGTTCCCTCATTAGGTTTTCATCCACGGCTTTCATCTGGTTGCGGGTCTGGTCCCGATAATATTCAGTTCTTTCCTCTACCGTTTCTTCTGGTATTCGTGCAAGCATTAAACCACCTACTCCGATTACCCCTGCATTCTTACCCTCTTCAATTGTCGGAAACATGTCTCCAGAATCTGGATACTCGTCCGCTCTAACTGGCTCCCAACCTTCTCGCAACCTTGAGTGCATATTCGTTTTATCATCCTCACCTCTTAAATGAGTTCTGATCCAACGATGTTTGTACCCAGCTGGTGCATCAGGCATTGCCAACTTTGATGGGGGTGCCCACGGTTTTCTTCTTGCCGGGGTCTTTGCACGACTTTCATTATCTCGTGTTGTTCTTTTTTCTGCCATGTTTCTACTCCTTCACATATTTAGCATATTCTTCAAGCGGAACATTCAGACGTTTCGCAATCGCTATCTGCGAAGCAGTCAACTTGACTGTTCTGCGTCCCTTTGGTGATGACGACTTAGAAGCCGTTGTCCCAGCAGAGGCGACTCTGGGACTATTAGATTTTTTCGGAGCTTCAGCAAATTTATGCGGAAACTCTGATCTAATTCTAGTATCTAATTCAGTATAGTACTCA